AGACAACTAAGTCGTCATCACCGTTTTCATCATCTGCATAGACGGCAACACAGTCAAATGTCTTGCAGAATTCTGCATTTTCATTATCAAGTTCACTTAATGGAACTTTCTTTTTGAGAATCTTCTTCCATACAGTATCAACATCATATGGCTTGAATGTCTTGTAGAAATCAATGCCAAAGAACTTAGATATCTCTTTCGTGTCCATCATGTCGTCATTTCCGCCATTGTCATGGTTCCAACGGCATGTGCATGTGTTGAGAGATCCATCATCATTGACAGAGATTGCAATCATCGACTTGCCGTATGTGTCCATTGGACATCCTTCGCCTGCAACTTTAGGCACATTTTCAAATCCATCTCGCAAGCAGAAGTAGAAGCGGCCTAAGCCACCTTTAGTATAGTTAGCATACATGTCATCATAATGCGTCACACACCATGAGGTGTACTTTCCATACTTAGACGCTTCTTCAAATGAGTCTATAGGGACAATCTTGTATGCAGTATTCTTTATCAACTGCAATTTGCCAATTTCTTCACGATCATTATCAAGCTCTTTCTTCACAGCTCCGCTGAACTTCTTGTCAAGCTCTTCAAATGAAAGTCCATTGAAGTTGTTGTCATATTCATTTTCATGTGCCGCGCAAATGATCTTCAGCATCTTGTTTAGCTTGTTCATCTTTGACTGAAACTCATGTGCATCATTCTACAAGTCGAAGTATATCCTTGTAGTACCAACAAGGAATTTGCAATCAGCCATGCGGACATTTGGAACAGTGTTTCTTATCTCTTGTGTGAGGATTCTAGGAGTTATTGTTGTACCATTTTCAAGCTTCTAGCCTATCACTTCTGGATGATTCTGCTTGATCCACTTCTCAGCTCTGTTGATGTTCTTTCCTTCTTTGTCTTCGCATAGAAACTGCTCTTTGCTGAAGCACTCGTCAAGCATATGCGCCCAATAGTATATTTGTTTGTCAATTTTCATGAATGTATTTACATAATAATAGAATGCAAGAGACTGACAAGCTTTCAGCTTAAAACCACTAGCACAGCAAGCTATGCACTTTCACAATCCAAATGTAAATAAAAATGTTATAACTTTTCAAAGAAAGAAGAATAGAAATGGCATACAGTCTTGATCAGTTCCTCCAAGCGGCGACAAGTGACACGATCCGTAATACTAACACGTTCGAAATTGAAGCATCATCTGGATATGATGACATTGACGCAGTCATCACGAAGATAACAATGTTTGGACAGAACATCACGATTCCAGAACGTGGCATTGACTATGCTCCTGTGTCATTCAAAGGATATGAGATCCCAAACCTCGTGCCTACACGTCTCACAATGGGCAATGAGATCACGATGAACGTGCTCGCTGACATAAACGGTGAGCATAGACGCTTGTTCCTCAGATGGATGAACAAAGTTATCAATGCTGATATACAGGGTGGCTCATTGTTTGAAGGCTACCGTGGAGTCAATGAAAAGTCAATAATCAGAATACGTCTTTTTGACAAATACAATAAAGACATTGCTGAGACTTATAGATTCTACAATGTAGCTATAAAGAATGTCGGGACAATAGAGCTAGACTACAATGGCGGAGACGCGGCTAAGTTCCCCGTGACTTTCGTTGCCAGCTATTGGTAGCTAGAAGATCCAAAAGAAGGCGCTTTCCTCGACCAGAAGTGATATTTTGAAGTAAAATATTTAAATGAAATTATTGCTGTTTCTGCACGACTTTTAACAGCAGTTGTTTAATTTAAAATTTAAAATATTCCATCTAGTAGTCGTGCACTAGATGGAATTTTTGTTTTAGATAATATGTCAATTCCAAAGAAAATCAATTCAAAAGAAGACGTGCTAAAGAATGCAGAAAACAACATCTACTTCAAGTAGAGTGAAGAGATGTTCATGCAGCTTGTAGAGTATGTCTTCTCTCACAAGTCAACTTTTGCAAGATACATGCCTAAAGGAAATTCTGCATTGTTCAACTGGATAAATGAAGTAACTCCTAAGCTGAAAGACTAGAAGTACAAGCTCAATACAAAAGTGCACTGGATATTTATGGGTATTGAAGACTTTCCAGAATGTGCAAATTCCGAGTGCAAGAACAAAGTGGGTAGTGACTGCAATGTCGTATGGAATAGAGGCTATGTGAAGTACTGCTGCTTGAAATGTGGAGTACAGTGCAGTAGAGACAAAAGTTGTGATACTCTTCACAAACACGCAGCTGAAGATCCAGACTTCATTAATGGCATAGTGAAAAGAAGAAAACAGACATGTCTTAAGAACCATGGTAGTGAGACATGGAACAATCGAGAAAGTTCAGCCGAGACATGTTTGAGCAGATATGGTGTTAAGACTCCGATGCAGCATGAAGATTTCTGCAAGAAAAGCATGCAAACTCGAGAAGACAAGTACGGCAAGGGGAATATGACAAACTACAAGAAGACTGCTGCGACATGCTTGCGACTATATGGCCATAGAAGCGTCTGGGGAAATCCTGACATACACAAGAAGTGCATTGACAAGACAATAGAACTCTATGGCTCTCCAAATCCAGGAAGCAAGTATGAGCTCGATGGCTTCAAGTTTGACTCAAAGCCTGAAGTCGCTTTCTACATCTGGCTAAGAGACCATGACATTGACTTCACTTGCAAGCCAGACACAAGCTTCGAATATACACATGAAGGAAAGACTTACAGATACTACCCAGACTTCATCGTCGAAGGATGTGTTGTAGAAATCAAAGGAGACCACTTCTTTGAAGACTGTGATCCGACTAAGAAGATGGTAAATCCATTCTTAGACATTCAAGACGGCCAAATGGAGTCAAAGCACCAATGTATGATAAAAAATGACGTGAAAATCATCACGTCAAACGAATATCAACAATATTTAGATTATGTAGAAGTTAAATATGGTAAAGACTATATCAAGAACTTGAAATGTAATTAATGAATATCACACAATTGGCTCAATGCTAGTCATTATCGCTGACTCATTTGCGGTGAACATGACTATAGGTGACTTCTTGTCATTTTCACTGTGAGACGCGAAGTCATCAATGAACGGCAAGATGTCTTGAATCTTAAATCCATAGTTTATGAGAAGATTCACGAACTCGTCATGATTCAAGATTGGCCTTCCGTCCATCGAGTAGCCAATGCAAGCATATGATATGTCTATATGCCCAAGGCCAAGATGCTTCCAGATCGCGTCTATCGCCTTCTGGTCAACATTCTGGCTTTCACTTATATTGTCCTTGTCTTTAGACTTGCTCTTTCTCTTGCTTTCTCTTGCCATGACTTCTTCTACTTTCTCTTCTCTGACTTCAAGCGGCGTTATTGACATTGATCCAAGAGAGACATGGACTCTTCCAAGTTCACCTGGATAACTTGACGCATTTAAGACATTGAACTTTGCCATAATGACATGATACGCTTGTAGACGTCAAGCTCGATCCCAACGCACATTGTTCGGAAAGACTTGCACAGAGTCAGCGTCTATTGTCCAGTAGATCTTGTCTACATATGGCTCAAGTGAGCAGTTCATATCTACAGTCTAATAGACATCTCCAAATGATGACAATGGTGGGACAGTCTGAGCTGAACCATATTCACATGTAGACAATGGATGTCCATATGAGCTCAAGTCATATGCGTATGGGTCTGACAGCATGTTCATCGCTGACGCAGCGGCAGACATATATGACTAGCTTGATATGTACCCCGACACGTCATAGTGGACATGCGGTCCAAACGCGCCATTGTCTACGCTCTATATGTAAGAAGGTATGTCATGGTTGCCAGGCACGACATAGAATCCAAAGTTTATTCTCTCTACTATTGGTATGCCTTCATACACAGATATGTCTCCTGAAGTCTCTATAGGCACGTCAACAGACACGATCTTTGGAACAAGAGCAGACACGACACGGTCTGGATAGTTCTTCTAGAACTCGTCAATGTCGTCTGGCTGTATCTCTACTACTACATCTGACAGCACAGTAGAAAGCTCACGCTTGATCACTTTAGCTGGAACTAGCTTAGCTTTCGCCATGCCTGCAAAGAGATATGTCTTGAAAGTGAAATTGAAAGTAGCTGTAGTGAGATCATCTGCAGAAGAGTCTGGCTCGTCTGGATGGTCTTCACTCACAGAGTCTTGCATGACTATCTAGTTGTTCATCTTGATGCCTTCATACTTGGGGTGCTCACATGACACGTATATGTCACTGTTGAAGAACACCATGAAGTTAGAAGCTATCTTGTCAATGTCAGCCGGATATTTAGACACTACAGTGAGCTCATACTCTATGTCTACTGGAACAGGTGTCATAAGCTCATACTTGCGAGAAGCAGGACCAAGTTCATACTTCACTTCATTGTGGAGATTGTTGAGACGAGCGCCATTGCGAGAATAACCTGTGCGGTTTATGATTATCATTGGCAAGCGCATATTGCCACGCTTGTCTGGATTCTGCAAGTTCTTCAATATGCGAGAACGCTGTCCCAGCATGCACTGCACCATTATCTATGTCTTGCTGCCTGAATCATCTGTACGCTCAATGCGTATGTTGCGGAACACGTTCGCGAAAAGAAGGTTTGCTACAGCGAGCTCTTGGTTATATGACTAGAATTCCATGCTTGTTATTTACTTTATGCATGGAATTCTAGTCATATAACTATCTAACTGTCATCTCTTCTCAAATATCCGCACTTTCTCGCTGCTCTTGCTCAATTTCTTTGAAATCCGCTTGTCTGTGAGGTGTGAGCGAGTAGTCTTGTAGCTCATCTCTTCAACTTTCATGAAGCCTTCTTTCTCTATGATGCTTGACATGTCTTCAAGAAGATTGAACTTATTCCACTTCTCAAGCATCACCAAGATGAATTTTGCTCCAGCCTTCATCTTAGACTTCGCGTTCTCTACAGTCTTGTGCCAATAGCTTTCAAGCCAGTCTCCATACTCGTTGTGCATGTCTGTAGAATTGCCCTCACAGTCATACTCCTCAAGCTTGAAGTATGGAGGGCAGACAATTACGCAGTCAATGCTGTCTGGAAAACTAGCATATGAACTGACGTCTTCTGATCCGCCTTTGACAAGCTCAGCAGTCCAACCGCTCTTCAGCTTGCTGACTCTATCCATGATCTTCTCGCTTCTAGACACAAATGACAACATGCTCTCTAGTTCATCTGCAGTCATTGGGTCAATTCCATAGTAGTCAAGCCCAAGAGACATAGCGGCTAGCATTCTCGCGCCCCAGCCCATTGACAAGTCTAAGACTTTCCCGCCACTCAGACAGAATTTAGACATCAAATACTTAGCGACAAGTGACCTGAAGTTTGACACATTCGCGCTCACCATAGATGAATGGCAGCCTTGCACGAGCATCTTGTGAGAGATGTCAAACAAATATGGATGCTCACCTTCAATGACAGTACCATCTTCAAGCTTCAATGGCTCTGTAGTAGTATACCAGCCAAGCCTGTTCTTGAGCACTCTCTCAAGCAGAGTTTTGTCTTTGTAGACTTCTAAGATTGAAGCTGTGCCATTCACTTTTGTAGCATAAAAAGACTTCTGGCAGAATTCACGGCACACGTCAAGGCACAATCTAGACGTGTTCTTCAAAGTCCCGTCTTTAGAGTCTACTGCTTGAGCTGGATCTGCATCTAGAAGCTTTAGCACTTCTCGCTCGATGTCTGCGCTCTGCATGTCATTCC